TATAAGGAGGTGTCTTCTCGCGGGAAACTCTTTACAGATAAGAAGTAGACGAACCAGAGGTAAAGAGAAAAGTTTGAGTGAAGTGCTGTTAAGTCTACTTCTAATCTTTAAAAAATGAAAAACTTGTATTTTTTTATACTTAAAAAAAAAAATTTTTTTTTATAATATTTTTTTTCAGCATTTCATTTTTTTTTCAGAAAGTTGAAAAAAAACATACACTTTGGATTACCCCCCACCACTTTTCGTATATATTTCCCGAGTCGAATCTCAGAACAGACTCGGGAAAAATATACGAAAAAGTAGTGGGGGGATATTCAAGAATATATTATCGTCTACTTCTAATCTTTCATATAAGAAACATACACTTTGGATTATCCCCCACTACTTTTTCGTATATATTTCCCGAGTCGAATCTCAGAACAGACTCGGGAAATATATACGAAAAAGTAGTGGGGATATTAAAATTTTTTTACAGTTTACATGTAGGGTTTTAAGTATATGGTTCTATCTTTCTAAAGAAACATATACTTTGGATTACCCCCACCACTTTTTTTTCCCAAAAATTTTTTGTAAAAAATATTTTCTACTTCAGTTTAGAAAGTCTACATGTAGAGATTTAAGAAGATTTGTATAATCTTCTATTTTTTTACATAAAATATGATAGTGTTTATATAAATAATCATTTTCTTTTTTTGAATATTTTTTAAAATTATCTTCTTTATAAAAAGCACTCATAACAGAATATGTACTTTCATCGGCACCAGAATGTGGTAATCCCATGCAATGTCCGACTTCATGTAAGAGAACTTCTTTTAATTTTTTCATATTAAATTCCTGTTTTAAATTGAAACATATTAGATAATAAGATTGTGCATAAGCTAAAGTATCTGTACTAAAACCCTTTGCTCGCGGACCATCAACTACAAATTCAATATTTGTTTGACCTAAAGCATTATTTTTAGTTCCATTAACTCTATATGGATCGTCTAATAAAAAATCGGGGTTTATTAAATTTATTTGAGCATTATAATTGATTTCTATAATCATTTCTTTTATTTTATTTTGATTAAAGTGTTTATTTAAATAAGTTGGAAAATGTTTAGAATCAATAAAATTCAACACTATAGCATATTTTTCTTTTCTATGTGGTAATACACATAATGGTAATAAGTATGGTTTCGCGTTTAATAATAAGCAAATGATATATATTAAAATTGATAATGTAAATATAAATATTATTTTGAAAAAAATATGAATCATTTTATTGATAAAATAAAAATTTTAAGAGAATCTAAAGATGTTATTTTTTCTTCAAATTTTATAAAGTTTATTAAATAATTCAATAAAAAATCAAGAATCTTAACAATAATAATAAAAAATATATTAATTCAGAATAAGCAAATAATATATATTAATAGTGATAATGTAAATATAAATATTATTCTGAAAAAATTATGGATCATTTTATTGATAAAATAAAAATTTTAAGAAAATCTAAAGTAATTGAAGATGTTATTTTTCTTCAAATTTTACAAAGTTTATTAAATAATTCAATAAAAATCAAGAATATTAACAATAATAATAAAAAATATATTAATTCAGCCTATCATTTATTTAATTATATTGTAAATATAAATTCAAAAAAATTTAAATATTTAAAAAATAATAATATTTTACAATATCCTCATACTCGTGATTTATTACCACATAAAACTACAGATATAATAAAGGATGTAATGTACATAAATAATTTAAATATAAAATACATGTTATATAAAAGAATAGTTAATTTGTGTAAAAAAGAAATAAAAAAAAATTTAAATAAAACATTTTTTTGTATGGATCCAAAAATTGTTCATAATTCTCTTGACGTTAATGTAGATTTGTATAATTTATCATTAGATATATTAAGATCCATGTGTCTTGGCAATAGATTACAAGTTCTTATAACGCGAAAACAACTTAGGTCTTCACATCTCAATTTTCTTTTCATAGAGCATATTAGAAGAATAGTTAATGGAAATCAAAAGTAAATGAAATCTATAATAAAAAAATAATAACATAAGATTATAAAAAAATGTCATCATCTTGTACCGTTAAAAATATATTTCATCAATCTGAAAATGGTTGTAGTATGGATAATTTTAATGGTCAATCTATACATTTATATTATTCCACACAATATAGTGTACATCCAAAAACTGGAATTCCTCTTATAAAGATGTTATATAATATAAATGATAATATTAATCTGGAATATCAATTAAATTCACTAAAGGCTACTGTTATTACGAATATAACATCAGATGATATAAATGATATATCTAAATTTTTAAACGTATATAATTTTAAAATATTTTTAAAAACAATGATTGAAATTTATTTTGATAATCCAATCATTATACATGACAACGATAATGATGATGATGATAATGAAAATATTCTAAGACATTACGAACAACGAAAAAAAAAACATATTTATATGTATCCAAAAAATTTTATGGATATTTATGTAATACCTCAATTAAATGATGGTTTTACTATTGATTGGTTTAGACCTGTAAATTTTATTTATGATAAAAGAAAAATTTTATTAGGCTGGCAATTTATTTTTTTAGAATGTTTAAATATTGCGTGTAAAAATTTAAAAATTGAAACCAATAATTTATTAGAAAATATCGATACTCGATATCGTAATTTAAAAAAATGTCATATTCGTTTTTTTTTAAAACGACCACCTCCCCATCTAAGATGTGGTGAAAAATATTCAAAAAATAATTTTACATGTTCACATCAAAAAAGTTTTAAATTGTTTAATAATCAAAATACTAATGATGATGAAGAATATATTGAATTAAAAAAAAATGCTAAAGAAGCTTTATTATATATTTCTACACATAATCTATTTAAAGATTCTTATCAAATATGTAATAAACTTTTATTGAGAATCGGTGATTTAATTGGCTATGATGAATTGACTAGAAAATTAAATTATAAATGTAATTTATTAACTAAAGAAAAAATGTTGGTTTGTAATTTAGTGTTTGGACGTGCTGAAACTTTACATTCGATTTTATGTTGTCCGACAATTTTAATTAATGATAATTATATATATTCTATATCAGAACTTTTTCATTGTAAGAAAATCTCTTTTTCATAAAAAAGAGAAATGATGTATGTTTGTGTGTTTATGGAGAGGTGTTAAATTTAATATATATATATATATATTGGATTATTAGAAAATTTATTTTTCTCATCTATTCATCTGTTTTGTATACATTAAAACAAGTTAAGGATAAATATAGGCAAGGTTACGCACGTGTCTGTGAATAATTAAAATTTGAATATATATATATACAGATAAAGAGTAGATTGAATAGTATATAATACTACATTTATATCATTTTTGTCAGTAGACGTTTTAAACCTTTCAAAGAATTAACAACACTCTTATTATTTAATCATAATGTTCAATTTAGAAGAACATATTAAATCATATAATATACAAAATTTAATAACTGTATATAAAGAAAAAATAACTTTAGAAAAATTATGTCAATTATTTAATGTTGATGTTATAAATAATTATTTTTTTCAACTTGTACGTGAAAATAATATTTTTATTGATGAATTATTATTGGATTATATTGAAATATCAGGAGAAACATATGAAGAGAAAAAAAAAAATTTCTTCAATTTTTTAAAAGAAAAAAATATAACTTTATACAATAATAATAAAAGTGATAATGAAGACAATTTTTTTATTAAAGGAGATGATTTTGAAAAATTTATCATGCAAATAAATACAAGTAGAGGCTTTGAATTACGTTCATTATTTATAATAATGAAAAATATAATTATAAAATATTGTGAATATGAAAAAGAATACGAAAAAAAAAAATCTATGGATAATGATAATTTAATTTTAACATCTTTAAATGAATTGAAAGAAATGTTTCATATATTTCAAGCTCAATTAAAAGATAAAGAAGAAATGAAGCATATTAATAATAATCATGATGATCATGATGATGATGATAGTTCAGATTATTTAAAATTTATTGAAGAAAATCATAGAAATTTCTTACAATCTATTGATGAAATAAAAAAAGAAATAAATGATGAATCAACAATTATTGAAAATAATATAAATGAACAAAAGGAACATATCCAAAAAAATGAAACTCAATATAATATGGATGTTTTAAATAGTTATATATTGTCTAAATCAAAACATATTACGTTACCTGTAACAAAAAAACAACATGTTTATGTAATTGGTAAATATTATATATATATAACTTTAAATAGTATAATTATATATTTATTTAAAAAAAATATTTTTAGGTTTATTTAAATCTACCAATGATGACTGGTATATTATGAAACGACAATTTACGTTTTGGAAAGCAGCATTAATACGATTGCAACAAAATCGAAATTTTACTTTACTACGTAAATGGAATATAATCTATGATATTGATATTAGTTCTTTAATTAAGTATTATTATTCAACAATGTTTTCATGGAATGGCAAATTTAATATGTTAAAATATATTGGTTGTGAAGAAAATGCATCTATTCAAAAAAATGATAATTATGTAATACAAATGATAACCACATTACTTCAAAAAGCGACAAATGATATATATATAGAGCAGCGAAAAAAAAAATATATATATAAGAACTAGTATATAAACTCTTATTTTCTTTTTTATTTCTTAAAACATTTTATTGTGTTGTGCTGGAAATTGTCATTTTTAATGCATGTAAGTTTTTTTTTTAATAAATTTGTAAAGATACATAAGTATCGTTTACCTTTTCAAATTCTCTATTTTTTAATTCAAGAAGAAAACAATATTTTAAATTATCGTCAAAAATAGATTTATTGAAATCGTGAAATAATTCATTATCAAAATTATATTTTGAAAATTTATTATTAATTTCTTTTCTAGTAATTGAATTTGTTGTTTTAAGATTTTTTATATAATGATGTTGTTTGTTGACAATATTTTTTATATTATTACAAATTAATTCATTATTTAATGAAAATTTTTTAATTTTTGAACTAGTTTTCAATATTGTTTGTATATAATGATCAAAAGCTGTTTTATTGGGTATTTTAAATTTCATTTCATTTAATAATGTTTTTTGTTTATCAACGTTGTCATTTATTATAAAATTTCCTTGTAAAAAAATGAATATTTTTATATAAAATGGTAAGATATTATATTTATGTAAAAAAATATTATAATTTCCTAAAAAATTTGATAAATCCATATATGTGTTATGATGTAGAGAATTTATTACTTCATTTAATGAAGTGTATTTATTAAAATTTACAGTGGATAACATTTGTTTATTGTTCATAATTTCATTATTTTTTTCTTTTATATCATATAAATCAATTGTAAATTTATAAATATCTGATATTGTTGGTATATCGCTTGATTTTTTATAAATTGTATTAAATATAACTAGTTCTTCTGTATTAATTAAAGAAAAAAATGTTATAAATATTGTTTTTAATTTTATCATTAAATTTTCAAAAACAAAATGAGAATTTTCTTTTGTACATCCTGTTGTTGATGATATTGTCGTCGAAACTCCTGATTCCGTTTCCATAGGAACATTAGTTGTTGACGTTACAGTTTCATCAAAATCATTTATATCAATATTTTTATATATTTTAAAGAATTCCATTTTATCTATATATTTTTTTTTTCTTTCAACTAACAATATAATTGAAACGTTTCAATGAGTTTCGTTGGATCAATTTTTTTCGTTTTAAATGTCAATGGTATAACGTTTTTTAACATCTTATAAAAAGATATTAAATTTTTAATTTGTTGTTCGGTATAAAAAGATTTCAATTTATTTGAATAATTTATTATATCATCCAATTCCATTTGTGAAAAATCATGTACGTTAAATAATAGACGCGTTGCTAAATTTTCATTTTTTTTCTTGAAATTAAAAGAATGATTAGAAAATAATAAATCTGCATATAAAGATGATTCGCCTATAGTATAATCTTTTTGTAATTTAGAAAAAAAACCTAATGGATTAAAAATAAAAGTATTTGTTTCTTTATCATATGTATATTTAACGTTATATTTGTATTTATTTTTAAAATTATTCATTATATCTATAATTTTTTTGATTTCTAAAAGTTTACTTTTATTACTTTCATAATTTATATTTAGAATTATATTTTTGGTTATATATTTTTCTAAATTATCAGGTACTTTATTTTTTAATTCTTCAAGAAAGGAAATATCTTTTATTTCTTCAATAAATTCCTTAGGTATATCATTTTCTGATGACATATAAATATAATTAAACGGCATTTTATATATATTTAATTATTTCTTTTTTTAATAATATTTTGAATTTTTTTAAAAAAGTATAAAAATAAATGATTTCGTTGGATAATTTTTTCCTTATATGCGAAATAATGTCTTATAATATTAATTTTTTCGGATTTATAATTTAAATGTTCTTCAAAAAATTTTTCTATACTAATTGTTGAATGTAATTTAATAAAAATTTCATCAATTTCATCACCATTAAAAAGACTTGATTCTATTAATTTTAAATTTTCTTTATAATGATGTGCACAATTGGAACACATTATAAATTTATCTAGATTTAATAATATTGGTATATAACGTTCTCGAAAAAATTCATTATTATTAATTTCTTCACTATCATTTAATATATGAATTAACATCCATAAATGAGCCGAACATTTTGTTGGCCAAGGAATTAAATTTTCTATTGAAATTTTTTCAGTAAATACGGTTTTAATATTAAAGAAATTTAAGAAATTAATTAAATTTTCATTAAAATGTTGCTCTAAATTTTTATTCAACATATACTTGTATGATTCAACATCTTCATCATCTTTTTTTTTATAAATTTTTTCAATTTTTGTTGAAGTTAAAAGATCATGAAAAAAATTTTTTACGTTTGAAACATTACTTTCAAAAAAAATTATTTTATTTGTATATAAAGCTACTGTTTCTGTAAATAATAAAAAAATACTTATAAATGGTGGGAAATGTATATTTTTTTGTATTCTTATCGAAATATTATATATTGTTATATATAAACTAAAAAAAACACATATAATTGGATTTGTATCTAGTAATTTAAAATATTCTTCCGATATATTTGGTGATTTCTTTAAAGAATAATAATTTAAATTATTAAATGGAATTATATCACTCATTTGTTTTCTTTTTCTTTTTTTTAGTAATATAGATATTTAACAAATAAATAAAAGTCAACGATATCAACAATAATGGAAGATAATACTGCTGAGGATATTATAAAAAATCATCTTTTAAACACGTCTAATGATGATGATGATGATGCCGATTCTTTAAAAAAGAAGAAAGAAAATATTGATGATATAGTTAAAGAAAGCAAAAATGTTAATTTATTTTTTATATCTTATATCAAAGCGTATAATGATTTGGTATTATTTTTAAAACAACAAGAAATTGTTTTTTCTCTTTGTCCAAATAACTTTTTACATAATGATATAAATTTTTTTCATGATTCAAAAATCTTATTTGAACATGATTTAATAATGAAAAGTTATTATCAAAAATCAGCATATACTTGTTGTTTAACATATATGGACATAAATAAGCATTTATGTAATTCCTTTCCCGTAATGTTGGGATCCAATTTAGATTTACAATTATTACATTCTTTTCAAAAGAAACAATGTAAAATAGAAACAAAAAACAATTTTCTTTGTGAATGTATTTTTAATTTAGATAATGATAATGATTTTGTTAATAATTATAAACAAAAAACATCTATAAACCAAGAAGAAGAAGAAGACATTATCGGAACTAATAATTTTATAGATTTTTTTTTTTCAAATTTATATTCTTTTAATTATTATAAAAAATGTTATGGATACTTTATTATTGGTGGACGTTTTATATGGTTACCATATCTTTTAACTAATAATAGAGAAATGTTACATGTAATGAATTCTAAAACAATTAGTCAACGAAGTAATAATGTTAAAATTAAAAATATTTTGAAAAAATCAAAATTAGTTAATAATGATTTTCTAAAGAAATTACATAAAATATCATCTAAAGATAAATGTTACTTGAAATATTTATATGACATTTTCGGTAAAGGACATCTCATTAAATATCAAGTACTTCCTACAAATGAAATCATAATTATATATCGTGATAGTACAGGAGTAGAAACTATTGATAATATTAAAGAAATAATTTTAGAAGACATTGATGGTAAATTTTTATCTCGAAATGTTAAATTGATGAAATTTTTTTTTCCTTTTTTAATAAATATTACTCGACAAATTGATTCTTTTATGAATAAATTAATTTTATCTCCTGTAATTTTATTAGAAAAATATGTAAGTGTTTGTAAAAAAAATGATAATTTTATTAATATAATATATAGTGGTCTTTGGAATAAATTAATATCTTTAACAGCAGAAAATATTACAGTACAAAATTTAAATAAAATTAAAAAAATTAAATCTAGAATTTTACGAAATTCATCAAAAAAAAATGAAATAATCAACAACAACAATATTATTAATAATAATAATAATTTTATTGAAAGTAAAAGAAAAAATATAATTACCATTGAAGAAATGTCAAATATCTATAGAAAACCAATGGCACATCAATTGGGTAGACGAGAATTATTTACATCTGTTGTTAGAATAAATTCAAAAAAAAATACAAATGTTAATATAATCCCTGAAGATTATATTGGATTTTTATGCTTATTAGAAAAAGGAACTAGTATCGATTCATTTAATAAACAGTATGCTCTTGTACCCGATGTTGTGATTTGTAATAGTCATAAATTAAAAGAAATTTGTAATATAAATGATGTACTTGAAAAATTATTATTATTGCCAAAAAATGAACACTTTTTTACTCAAAAAATTTGTCACTGTATTGACAATATCAATTGTATATGTCATGAACAATTTCACACAATTCATGATTATTTAATTGTAATAAATGGTGGAATTGTGACAAGTTTAAAAATTTCTTTATATACACAATCTAGTTTTTATGCTTTTTTTATATTTTTAAAACACAAATATAAATTTCTTGAAATAATTAAACAAAATAAAATAATTTTATTAAATTCAATTAGTGGAATTTCATTTAAACCAATAATAATAAAGAATATTGAATTATACTTATCTTCTTATGAATTATATTCATATTATCCACAACTTTTAAATCATATTACTGTATATGGTGCTCATTTTTTATTAAGTAATGTACAATTTTTAAATTATTCTAAAATGAGTAAATTATTACATGGATTAAATTATTTAAAAAGTAAAATAAATACAATTGAATACTCTCCATTGGTATTATTTAGCGTTGAAACAGTATCTTTTTTCTTAAATAATAATGATTGTAAAAAAAATGAAAAAAAAAAACATATTAATGACGAAAATATAAAATTAAATACAATTTTTGCAGTAGATCCATTTTGTACACAAGATGGTTATTTATTGGATAAATTACAAAATAAAACAAATTCAATTTTTTTTAGGAAATTCTTCTTAAATATTAAATATGATCTAAATAATTGTAAATTTATTCCAAATAATGATTTTTCTAAAGTACATCAAATAGATTTAAATGATAATAATATTATTAATAAACATGATAATACAATTATTATTCCAATTGGTGAATTACAAAATAATGAATCTAATTTGACAATTTTAAAAAATCAAAAAATTTCAATAACTACCATTAATTATGGAAATAATATGTATGGACATCATATTTATATAGTTTTACAACATCAATGTTTTTTGGCTTCTAAAGAAAATTTTTATAAAATTAACGTATGTTTATTTAAAGATATTAACAAAAAATGTAAACAATTGCATTTTTCCATAGAAGCTCTTATAATTCATGTAAATCAACATTATGATGGTTTAAAATTATGTAATTCTGAATCACAAAAAGGTTTAGCGAATAATTATATTAATATTAAAAAACGTTATAATTGTAATAAATTAGATTTAGTTTCATCAGCATGTTCTATAATTGGACGTTCTCCAATTTCTCAATTAATGAAAATGAATTTTATAAATAATAAAAAATTACTTAATAACAATTATGAAAAAAATGTAAATTCTAATGATGTTGTCAATGATTCATCTATGAATATTTTAAGAAACGTCACTTCTGATCATAAAAATTCTAATCTTATGCGTTTAGATAATTTATCGATTAATATACTTCATTTGAATAATTTAAATTTATCTATATATAATTTATTGCAAAAATGTTATTCAACTAAAGACAAATATAAATTTCTTCCAGATAATAATAAAAATTTATTACAATTAATATTAACTTTAAAGAAAAATGTGAAATTTAGATTAAAAAGATTAAAAGATAAATAATGATGACAATGATATGTGTTATGTGTAATGATGTAAATAAATAAAAAATTATATAGTTGTATATATATATATGTATTTATTTTCATTTCAATAAAAAATACATTTTTTATTCATAAAATCCAATATTTTTATTATTACTATTTAATTTTTGAATAATAAAATTTAATCTAGTTTTCGAACATATTTTTGTAGAACGTAGTTTACATTTTTTCTTAGGTGGAATAAAAGTATGATTTTCACAGCAATATGAACTTATTCCACGAAATGAAATTTTTAAATCCATAACTAAATGTTCTGGTATAGATAAAATATTTACTAAATATTGTTTTTTTTGTTCACCATTAACTAAAATTAAATCGTATTTAAAATTTGAAAGAACATTATATAATTTTGTTTCTGTAATATCGCGTACAGAATAGGACCATGGGATACCATGTATTAAACTTAATCGAAAATTTTTATAACGATCAACATTTGTTAATTTTTTATAATTAATTGGTGGTTGTATAGTATAATGATAATGTCTACTTTTTGGAATTAAACTTGTATTTTCATTATCGTCTTCATATAATGCGCAGGAAACTTCTCTTGGATATAAAGTTGCAGGATATTTTGTAGATGGATTTCTCGTAAAATAGCCAAATTGCATATCCATTATTAAATAACGAACTAGAAAAATACATGTATATAGAATTATTCTATTTTCAAAAAAGAATATTAGATATTTACATTTTTTTTTATTTTAAAAAATTACCTGAAGTCATTTTAGATGTGTGCATATGATGATAATTATTGTCGTCGTTGAAATTATTTATTCCATCATTATTATATTCATTATCATCGCTAACATAGCCATTATCCTCCATCATTATATCATCATTTATATTATAATTTAATTCTAATATATCATTATTATAATTATTAACGATATTATCATTTATAGATTGCATAGTGCTTTTTTTTTAAGAAAAAATCAACAATATTAACTTTTATATTTCATATATATTATTTTTTCTCTTTTTTTTTGAAGAAATAAAATTTTTCTTTCTTATATAAGAAAAATCAATACGTTTTTTTTACAAAAATAAATTATTCCAAAACAATTTTTATATTATATCCTTTTACATTATTCAACGTAGATTTATATTGTGTTAAATATTGTGAAATTTCTTTAACTAAAGATTTCGAATCAAAATCAGAGTTTTTAAATCTATCCTTATACGCTAGCCACCATTTATCGATTAATTTGTAAAAATCTTGTTCTGATATAAAATTATGATCTACGCTTATTTTTACAGTATTTAAAAAGAATGCAACAGGATGATTATTTGACATATAAATACGTAATTCATTTTTCATAGTTTTAGACATTTTTTTTGATATCGGTGATGTATAAGATTTAAAAAAATATGGATATAAATATCTTTGTATTAAAAGAAATCCAATAATACTAGCAGAATTGTCGTGCCACATTGGGATACGATTAATTAAAAATATTCCACCAATATTAGGTGTTGATATATATTCTTTTAAAGAATCTATAGAGAATCTATCGAAAGTTTCACCAGAAAAAGTTTCACAAAATTGCATTTTTTTTCTTATTGGACGTAAACGAGCACAAGAAGCATTATCAACAACAAATGGACTATTACTACTCATTAATGGAGTGCAAGCTAACTTTAGATTAATTGCTTCACTATTTTTTATATCTCTACTTGACATAGCTATACTATTAACAATTGTTTTAAAGCGAGTTATACATACTTTTTCTACTTCGTCAAAAAAAATAAAAGTATTGCTTGCTCCAGATATAACAATACTATCAAAATCTTGTACAGCTGATCTTGAAATATTTGCATTATTAAATGATTGAGTTTGATCAGTTTGAGTTAAATTTGCCAAAATTTCCGTAAAACGAGACTTTAATGATTCTGTTACTCCAAAAAGATATAAACATATCCTCAACATATTTCCTTTATATAATATATAAATCATAAATTTAATTACATCTGTCAATGTATCAAAATTAAATTCACTAAACATTAATAAAACTGCCATAGCATGATATATATGATTTTTTGATCGCAGCATTTCATTATCCGCTATAATATCACGATCACTAATGGAAAAATATTTTTTTTTTATATTTTCATTATTTAATAATTTTTTATTGTTATTCTTTTCATAAAATGGATGTTTCAAATGAGAAAATTTTTCTAAAACAAAATCAAAATCCAATTCGGTATTTTCATTAAATTTCTGAATAATATTTGCTAAATGAAAAGAAGATGAAAATTTTAAAAGTGGACCAAATGATTTTAAAACATGATTTGTCATTAAATTATAAATTTCCTGACGATATTTTTGTATATCTTTAAAAAAACTAGTGTTACTATATGCATGAATATTTCCCATTTTTAAAAACCAATTTAACAATAATACTAAAAAATATAAATTTTTTTTAAACTGTTTTGTTAAATCAATAGAAGAAATTAATTCGATATAATCATTATTTTCAGAATTGTCAATATTTAATAAAACATTTAAAAAATGATTTTTTATTTTTGTATTAAATAAAGATTTATCATTTTTGTCAAAAGGTAAAATTATATCATCAACATTTTCATAATAGTCTGATAAACAAAAATTCATATAATTATTTTGTTCTTCACATTTTGATAATAAAGAAGGTTTTATAATTTTTGTTGTTAAAATTGTTTCATTAATAATTTTTTTTTTCAATTCATGTTGTTCATATAGTACGCTATTAATTCGTTTACGAATATCATTAAAAAAACAAGTATTATCTTCCATTTTATCAGTAAAATGTTTTGCACTATATGATATTGTTTTATGATATAATTTATCATCTTCAATCATTTCTATATCTTTATTTTCACCATTACTGGCGTCATCAGTTGTTGTACAGTTATTGTTATTATTTTTGTTATTATTTGCATTAATATTTTTAAAAAAAGTTTGTTTTCTCAACCCCAACTGTTCATATTTAGATTGTCCAAATAAAGTTTGAATAAATAAAATAATATTTGAAAAATTCAAAATTTTATTTTCTTGAAATATAATATAAAAAATAAATAGTAATCTTTTTAAAAAAAAACTATATTTATCATTAGTAGTCGTAATAATAGAAATAAAATCATCATTCCAATATTCTTCTATGTTTGAATGATTATTTAATATTTTAGCATAATCTTCTAATAAAAAAATAAATGAAGAATCATAAAAATTCAATATATCCAATTCCATTAATATTTCAGGACACTTTTTAGAAATTCGTACATTTGGTGAAAATAATATCAATGATACAACATTTTCTTTACATTTTTTTGAAAAATGAAACATTTTTCCATATAATTCAAAAATAAAATTTTGTAACAATGGATATGTTGTATGAGAAAAATAATTGATATTATTATCACAATATGTTAATACCGATGGTAATTTGTGTGTTACCAATGAATTTAACGATGGAGATGGAAATTCATAAACGTTAAATAAAGTATTAAAAATACCAACATTTTCAATATAAACAAAACTATTTAAAACATCATCAGTAGCCTTATATTTTGGCAACATTAAAGTTGATTTTTTTTCACAAAAATCTTTTAAAAATGATGTATCTTGAGAAATTACATGTCCATGTCCATTAAAATAAATTGCCCGATAACCCAATGAACGACACATTAATATTTGTGTAATAAAAAATACTTCCAATTCTGAATTATATTCAATTTCAAATTTACTTAAAATTTTTATAAATAATGAATAAATAAATTTGATATTTAAATTATCACCTGAAAGAAAATTTTTTTTTTCTTTATGTTCTCTAGATTTTTCATTAAAATCAAATAATATTAAACACATGTAAGCAATATCACTGTTATAAAAACTTGAAGAAAAAAATGTAATTGGTTCGGGTACAATTTGTATCCACTTACTCAATATATATTGAGCATGCAAAGTTAATGACATTGAAGATAATATATAATAAATATTATCAAATAAAGATTGAAAAACTCCTATACGCGATAATAAGTAAACGGAACTTGTTACGCATCCACAATTTATTATATAATTTAAAATTTCCTTTATCCATTTATAATCCATTTTTAAGATTCTTTGTATGTCATTTTTATCTACTTTTGAAGTTGTTAATTTACGTTTTTTATTTGTTTGAATTTTAGGTAGATTAACATCAACATTATTTATATACATTGATATTAATTGTAAATCTTCATCATTACTGTAATTAAAAAATGATGACCCTAATAGAAATAATAATGGTGGATATAAAGAATTTAATGATTCTAAATATTCTAAAACTTTAGAACACACGGCATTATCAGTTTCTGATAAAATATCTTCATTATATTTATTAATAATTGATTCTAGAAAATGTATTTGTTTTTCTGTAAATGGAAAAAATGACGAATCGCTAAAATGTTGAAATTTTTTCATTTTTTCATCACTACAAATTATATTTATTTCTTCTTTATTTTTTTCCCCCCTTCTATATACATCATTTTCATCAAATTCACAAGAATTTTCAATATTATTTTGTTCTTTTTCATCATTACTAGCATCATCAAATATTGAAAAAAAATCTTTTTTGTATTTTAAAGAAAATAAATTTACCGTTTCATAAAATTCATCAATATTTTCATTTTCATTGTAATTTTTCGTGGATAAATTTATAGAAAAATTATCAGTTTTATTATAGCGAGATAAAAAAGATGCGTATTTTAATAAATCAAAAAATAGAACACTATCTATACTTTCATGTACAATAGAATCTTTAATGTCATAAAGAATTATTTTATGTTGTCTTTTTATATGATTAATATAAACACTTGGGATATGAATATTATATTCATCCTCATCTATTATACCAATTTCTTTGTTCTTTACATTTTCAATTTCCATTGAAGTTGATATAAAATTATTAATATCTTCAAAAGAAAAAAAACCAATTTTTTTTCCGTTAAAAATATTTATTTCATTACCATAATCTTCTTTTATCAATATTGTAAAATCACTTTTTTTTTTTGTTAATAAAGAAATATTTTTTAAAAGTACTTTTTCAATATTAAAAATTGAAAATAATTTCCATGTTTCATTAGAAATTGAAATATCTAAAGAATCTTTCAAAAAAAGTAAATCAACATTAATACATATAGCATTGACGTCCTCACTTTCAGTTTGCTGACAATGTATTTTATTTGGTCTGTGTTGTCGAGAAAATGGTAATGAATGTAAAATTGGCTCATCAAGTATAAAATTTGTGTCCATACTTGTCACAAATGTTTTCCAGTTATTGTGCATTTTAAATCGTAAAATTCTTTCCGTAAAATAATCTACATGATAAAAGATATGTAAATGAAAACTCAATTTCAATGGTCTTGAAGTAACAGAACAATATTTCTGTATATTTTCAACAGTAAAATCTATTTTTAAATACTTGAAAATAATATAAATCATATTTTTTATGATATTATTTCTTTCATTTAAAAAATCATTATAATCATTTATTTTTTCTTTTGAAATTATTGCGGAAATGTTGGCAGATTTAAAATCAACATCAAATATTAATTGATTTAAAAATATTTTTTTTTCTTTATGCAACACTAAAGTTAATCCACTATCATAAAACAAATTAGAATCAACACATTTCATATAAAAATAATGTAAACAATCCAATAAAAGATTATATGTGAATAATGTTATTTTTGTTTTTTTTATATGTTGATTTTCATGGGAAGAAATTATTTCTAAATGATGATAATCGTTATTTGAATCGAACGTTAATTTTCTTTCAAATAATTGCATCTCATTAATAAAATATCTGTCCATACAAGCAACTTTTAATTTTAATTGTTCATTATAATTTATATCATAAGTTACGATATCATTTTTTGTAAACGCATCATTCAAATTCTTACAAATATTTTCAAAAGATATTTTTTTAATTTGTTCATTATTAGCATTATAAAAAGTATCATTTTCAATATTAAAGGTATTATTTTCTTTCTCAGTAATTAATAATAAATCGCCTTCTTCAGATGATAAATTTAAAGAATTATTACTATTTCCACAACATTCTTCTTCATCACTAAAAGAAAAGAATAATTTATGAAGAATAATGTGGGTAAGAAAAAAAAACTATTTTACTTCTCTTTTAAAAGATACAAAAAATGATGTAAATAATAAAAGAATAATTAAAAATCCATAAAAAATATTTAAAAGAAAAAAATGATGAAAAAAATATTCACCAAAATGTGAAACTACAAATTTAGAAAAATTCTCAAAAAATATTGACATCATTTTTTTTTAAAAAAAAATATAATAATTATTTTTTGTTACTTACATATCCATCATTATAATGATAACTTGTTGGAGTAATTAATTAAATTTTGACAAGATAATCAATAATTTCTTCATTTATGGTCTTCAAGTCAGCAATTTGTGTTACTTTAGATTTTAAATATTCTATATTAAAATGCAAAGTATTACTTTCTTTTGATGTACGCTCCATGAACTGTTGTAGTACAGTAAACATTTTTTTATAATCATTTTTTATATCTGAAGATATGAATTTTTGTAGAGAACGAAAAGATATATATATATTTGATAAGGTACCTTGTATATCAGATAATATTTTTATACGTTCATCATATATATATTTTTTTTGAATTTCTTGTAGTTGACATTTGTTTTTTTGGTCATCAATACTTTCTAATAAAAAATATTTTTTTTCTTCAGAAAGAAAATTTTTTTTTCGTAATTTGAAATAAAATATTTTATTATTGTAAATGAGAAAATTGTTAATTTTACTTTCAACATTTTGTATTTCAAAATTTGTAGAATAACGAAATTTTGTTTTATCCGTATACAATTCGTATGATTTTTCTTTTATAAAACGTCCACATAAAAGAGCAAAAAATATATATGCGTGATTAGGTACTGGATTATTCACATACTCAACAATATAACCATCTTTAAAAATTTTTTCTCGAGAAAACAATACAATTGTTTCTATTATATTTTCAACACTGAATAATTCAATACATGAAAAATCTTTACATATTTTTGAAATTTTTTTAAAAAAAGACAAAATATTATTTTTTTTTATGTATATAATAATATGTCTTTGTTTCATATTTGTTTTTTTCTTTCTACAAATAATCCAATAGCAACTTATATTTCCATCTTCTTTTTCCAATTCTTTTATAAAACTCAAAAAATCTTCGTTAATAACACAATAATATGCACCAACACTATCCATAACGCATTGAAAAAAAATTAATTCTGCAGCATGAATATTCAAGGATTTTATATATTTAAATTTATTTAGTAATAATTTTTTTTCTTTTTTATCACTTTTTTTTAAAATTTCAAAATGTTTTTTTGTTAATTCTTGACAAAAAATTTTTTTTTTATTTTGTAAACTTTTTAATTCATAACGCATCAGAGTTGGTAAAGGATTATTTGTTAACCAATCAATACACTCTTTACATTTTATAATGGGAACGTGACTTTCCATTTTTTATATTTTGTAAAAAAACTATGTACTGAAATAAAAGACAAAACAACAGTATTTATACTCGTTCCTCCTCTACAACTTTTCTTTCAAATAACTGTATTAAGTATATGCGTGTGATGCAAACACGCATTAATTTTATTTTCTAAAGACATAAATATATGTCTATAGGACGTATATATTAAGAGAAAAAAAATATTAATTATTATTAGTCAAAGCCAACTAACTATTCAATAAAATTTACACTTTTCATTTCAAAATAAAAAATGTTTAAATATTTTTATTTTCTTTGTTTTTTATATTGTATTAATTCACAAAGTATAGATTCATATAATAATAATTCAGGGGACAATTATAATAATGATAATGGAAAGAAAATATCGAAATTAATTTATCAAATATCAGTAAGGTCTGAAAATAACAATAACGAAAATGAAGAAATCGCTTTTGCAGAACATTCCATTTCTAAACGTTCTGTTGAAAATGATGATGATGATGATGATGCTGCTGAAATTACAACTGAAATAAATACAACAGAATATGATGTCGATGATAAAACAACAACTGAAATAAATACAACGGAAATGCCAACACAATTTAAAATTCCACATTTCATTTTTAAACGTTCTATTATTAATTCAGAAGCTAATGATGATGATTTTAAGGATTCTAAAACTGAAATAAATTCAACGGAAAAGCCAACACAATTTAAAATTCCACATATTCTTTTTAAACGTTCTATCGATTCAGAAGATTACGCAAATAATAAAGCCGCTGCTGAACCAATGGTTATTTCTTTAGAAACTAATGAAGATTTTATGAGACTGTATAATGATATATCAAGATATTTGAAACAATTTTCAACTAAACCTAAAGAAGAATAAACGCCACATTCGTGTTTAAAAAAAAAAGAAAACACAGGTAATATATATTATATTTATTTTATTTTCATAATTTTTATTAATACATATTTATTTGTATTTCTTTTTAATTACAGATTAATTATTGTATTGATTTATTAAATTTTTGTGATGCTAAAATTAGTTTTTTAATAATTTTATTATATCGTACAATTTTTTTATTTAATTTAATTGTTTTCTTTAATAAATTCATTTCATACTTGTAAATTTGAGGATATTTCATTATTTTTTCTTGACTACACCATCTATTATAAATTTCATTATCAATAGTTTGTTCTTTTATTTCTTTTAATTGAGGTAAAAAAAATTTTTCAACAGTTATTTTCGTCATTATAAAATTGATATAAAATTTTGAAAATCTTTAATTATATTTTTGTTATATAAATTTAAATCAACAATATTAAAAATATTTTTTTTATATTTACTCAATAAAAAAAAAATAAATTCTTTCATACCAATAGAAGACGAAAAAAAAGTTGCTTTTTTTCTTTCATCAATAATAATATTTTCACTTCCTGTAGTAGCTGATAAAAATTCGTTTAATATTGTTTGAATATTTGTTTGTTTTTTTTTTAAAATTTTAAATGGAGTTTTATAAAAATCTAAAGAATCAAAATAAAGTATAATTATAAAAATTTGATGTTGTTTTATAAAATTAAATGGTACGTGTTTATAAATATCTTCTAAACGACTCGCAACTATAATATTGCGCACTAGAATACAACTGCCTTCTTTTTCGTAATATGAAAATAATTCTTTTCCATAAATCTCTTTAACAAATGAAATATCTCTACCTGATGAAGAATAATAATCTTGTATTCTTAAAAATAATTCACTAATAAATGGAAAATTTGAAGTCATTAAAAAAAGGAATATAAAAATTTTTTTTTGACGTACAATATGAAAATTATTGCTCTTTTCGTTTGAATAAAATTTCAAATTCTTTTATTCTTTTTTTAAATCTATATTCATCTGCTCGTAAAGATAGCCAATTTGATGATTCTCTAGCAACTTTAGCAGCATAATTCCATGTATATAACACGTGTATTTTATTATTGTCCAGGTTGAAGAATACTTTTTTTTTCTGAAAAAAATAAAACAATTTATTATTAAATATGAAATATGTAAAAAATTAATGTTTAATGTTATAAACATGTATATTATTTATAAAATTTTTGACATGTCTACATCTATAATGTTGTATACTATTATTAGGAAAATAATCAGATGCTAAATGAAATATTAAAAATAGTAAACTTAAAATTAAAAAAATCAAAATATGAAAACAAATATATAAAAGTAAGGTAGTTAGTGTTAAAGCAATAAAAATGGTTTGTATACAATTTCCAACGATAATTTCACAATTAAAATATACTATATTAAATAACTTATCTTTCATAAATTTATCCAATAAAAACCAATATGTACATTTATCACAAAATTCATATTGAGATGAAACTATATATAAACCTTCTTTCGGAATTATATTTGAAAAAATATCATTACTGGAATTTCCAGGATGCCAAATAATAACATTATTAATATTTAAAAACCAATGATATAATAAAGGATAACAACTAGTACGTGTATAACATACCGAAATTAAATTTAATTTTACATTAGTTTCATCAGTCTCCTTGGAAACTTTTAATATTGGCGGAAAACTTTTTTCATATAAATATGATTCTATACTATTTTCACTGATATTAGCATCTTTAAATGGTTCCCACTCTTTTAAATTTAAAGAAATAGCTTCATTTGAATATTTCTCTACAGCCATTATATATATTACAATTTTTTAAATAATTCTTAATATATATAATATATAACCCACCTTGTATTATTGAAGAAACACTACATTTAAAAAAGAAAAATAATATTTTTCTTGTATAAACATTTTTTAATAAAAAAAAAAAAATCTTTTTTTTAGATTTTTCAAAAAATACATTCTGTTTGAATTATAAATTGAAACTAATCTACTTTAAACGAAAATTCAAATATTATATACTCTTTAAATATTTGAGATATATATATTTATTACTTCGCCCATCATATATATATATATACATGCATATATATATTCCCCTCAATTTTTTAATTTACCCCCACTACTTTTTCGTATATTTTTCCCGAGTCTGTTCTGAGATTCGACTCGGGAAATATATACGAAAAGTAGTGGGGATAATCCAAAGTGTATGTTTCTTTAGAAAGTTGTAAAAATGAAATATTGAAAAAAAACATACACTTTGGATTACCTCCACTACTTTTTCGTATATTTTTCCCGAGTCTGTTCTGAGATTCGACTCGGGAAATATATACGAAAAAGTGGTGGGGGTAATCCAAAGTGTATGTTTTTTTCAACTTTCTGAAAAAAAAAATGAAATGCTGAAAAAAAATATTATAAAAAAAAAATTTTTTTAAGTATAAAAAAATACAAGTTTTTTTTTTTCATTTTTTTTTAATTATAAAGATTAGAAGTAGACTTAACAGCACTTCACTCAAACTTTTTCTCTTTACCTCTGGTTCTGTCTACTTCTTATCTGTAAAGAGAGTTCGCGCGCGGAAGACACCTCCTTATATTTTTGTGGGCGGAGCAAATATATATATTCAAAATTAAAACAAAAATACTAATATATATCCCCACCACTTTTTCATCAAAAATAAGGAGGTGTCTTCTCGCG